TTTCATTCCTATTCAATATAACGAATTATACGCTCATGATAGAAATAAGTAAAGCGGCAACTCCTTGATTTTAAAGGAGTTTTTTTGCCGCTGTAAGTCATTGATTTTAAAGGAAAAAAAGATTCGGTAATATTTACTTTTTATAAAATATTTTGACCGTTCTCTGATTGCCAGATCATGAGGATATAGTAGAGGGAAGTGACGATAGGAGATTCGAGTTGTACACTCTTTTCATTGAAGTACACTGCGAGAACCTCCCGTATCTGATCGAGGGACAGTTCTTCAACATAATCAACTGCGTAATAGTTGAGAACGTGCTCCTCGATATAGGTTGACAACGAGCGTTGGATCAGATCGTTCAGATCTTTCTTGCTCGGGAGGACATATGACATCAGGCAACCTGCTTTGCGTCGCCGCTCTTCAGATAGTTCATGATTGCCTCAGGCGAGGTGAACTCATATGGATCATCCTCGGCATCATCGGTCATACCTGCCTCGCGGAAGAATGCCTCAATCACACCGTCATCGACAACCATAGCATAACGCCAAGAACGTCGCCCGAACCCAAGGTTGTCTTTCGACACCAACAGTCCAACTGCTTCGGTAAACTTACCCGAACCGTCAGGAATCACCTCTACGTTCTGCAGATTCTGATCCTTCGCCCATGCGTTCATAACAAAGGCATCGTTCACTGACATGCAGTAAATATTGTTGATGCCCATATCAGCGAACTCAGGCGCCATACTTTCAAACCCAGGAAGTTGATACGTAGAACAGGTTGGAGTGAATGCGCCAGGAAGTGAGAACAAAATTACACGCCGACCAGCAAAGTAGTCTGCGGTAGTTTTGTCTTCCCAGCGATATGGGTTTGGTCCGTCGATTGATTCATCTCGGACTCGAGTCTTGAACGTAACGTCAGGAAGTTCTTGACCCTTTTTGATTACACGCATGGTGTCATCTCTGTACAACATTATAAATTCCTCAAAAATTGGTCGGAGATGTAGGATTCGAACCTACGACCCCCGCATCCCAAATGCGGTGCGCTACCAGACTGCGCCAATCTCCGTTACTCGTTAGAAACAAAACCGTTGATAGTTTTCGCTCTATCCATCACTTCCTGCATAGTAGGGAATTCAGGATATTCTGGAATTGTATCAACGCCGCCAGTTTGCATCAAGACTTCTCGGCGATTTACATCTGCCCAGTATTCGTCTGTTAGCGTCGCTCTTGCTGTTTCAAAAATTTGGAACCGAAGTTCGTATGGACTTGCATTAGACATAATTGTCTCCTTTGTGTGTTGTGTGTGTAAATGAGCAGTTTCTCTCATACTCAGGAGACGGAACGTGCGCCGACCAGAGCGAGTTTAGTGTCATCTCGAGACACCGCCCTCGGATGTCACCGAGACGGACCAGAGCGAGTTTAGCGTCATCTCGAGACGTCATTCAGCATTAGGTGACATATGTATGAACAAGAAGCAGTAATCGCAGCAAAGGCAATAAATTGCCACATCGTATATTGCACGAACAACAAAATATTTGTCGCACATAATATAGCATTCCCATGCCCAACAATCATGTAGTAAGACCTCATGATTCTTGTCTACGTTTAAACCAAGTTCTCACGTAATACTTTCTCACTATCGCAATTATGAAAAATAGTGTAGTCATGATAATAGATATCGAAATTGCCCCCAAGCCAAATCTCAGAAGTATTGCTATAACAACATAATTAATTAGAAAGTTTAGTGGCGTTGCGATGATTGTGTCGCTGATCGACTCTTTCAGTGCCGCGCGATCTATTTTCATTCAGCGTTTCCTTCGTCATATTCCAGATCTCCGACCTTCGTGACATCTGAATTCTTTGCTGATGCGTCCTTCTCATAAAAATCCTCCAAGCTAGTTTCGCTGTTTGTGTAGTTCGTCAGAAGCAACTCCTTGCGGTTTGCCTCGTGACTTCTATATACTTTACTTGAATGTAGAGTATAAGTCAAGTCCCACTCTTGTTGATCCCAAGAGGAGAACATCTCCTTGAGTTTATCATTGGAGTTGTAGGTGATCATCATCTGCGACTCGCAGGTAGATACCTGATCGCGGAAATCTGCATGATCAAAATTGCTGTGCATGTTACCCTTCTTCCCGTACAAGAATGAATTAATATCATAGGGTGGGTCTAGGAATACGAACGCGTCTTTCTTACACGATGCTAGGACATGCGTGTAGTCAAGGTTCGTGATGTCCCAATGCTGAATCATGTTGCCGAATGCCGGCAACTTACGAATGTTGTTATACGAAAAGTTTTGCTGAGACGCTGCCTTCGAGAAACCTGACGATTCGCCCAGACCTGAGAACGAACACTTGTTCAGCACGTAGAACCGCCAAGCAATCTCGAATGGATCTTCCTCAAATTGGTCGTCTTTAAGTTCTTCCTTACACTGAATGAACAGTTCGCGATGCGACATTTCCTGATCAATGAAGCAACTCGCGATATCTTTCTTCTCGATTAATTTTTGGTACAGTCGGTCGGTCTCAACCTGTAGAATTTTCCAGAAGCAATACAGGTTATAATATTTGTCATTGACCCAGATAGGCATGTTGGGATTCATCTTGGTCATGTGAATCGCCATTGAACCGCCACCTAAGAATGGTTCAACATATTCTGACATTTCGTTAGGGATACGGTTGTAGAGATATCGTATCGCACGTGACTTGCCGCCAGGATATCGTAGCGGTGTTTTCAGCGCTTTATTCAAAACTACTTCTCGCCTTTGTAGATTCTATCAAGGTGGTCAGAAAACTGCTCGACTTTCTCCAGTCGGTTTGGCCAGAGGATGTATTCCTTCTCAGGGTCTTTACGCAAATTATTGAGTAGCGGTTGGATTGCGTTATAAAGGTTGTTGAGGCGACCCTCTAACCCTTCTGCTTCGACCTCTGCCGTTTCGGCAGAAGACTTTAGGGATTGTACTGACTCGAGTTCTTCCTCGGTTACTGCAGTAAAACCAAAATCAAAGATATCGTCACTCATTATCAAACCTTATCGTTGTAAACTTATCACCGTCATAATCAGCGAGTTCATATGAAATAATATCAACGCAGGGATATTCTAACACCCCACCTTGATAGTTCTTTCTCTCACGAAACTCGTCGATAGAGACTACGTTAGAGTTCGCTTGGGTAGGGATGTTTCCTTCTTCCCCATAATTTTTTCGCGACATTATCCCACTCCTCAGGACTTTCATCATCAATACTCTTATTATGCATATTTTTATCAGCAATGTCAACCTCTGTTAACAACTGCGGTTCACGACTCGGCGCATGGTTCCAGTCAACTGAATCGTTGACTTCTGGATTCGGTAGATCTAAGTTCAACTCACGCTGTCCAACCTGAGTCTCAACGGGTTGCGCCTGATCGTGAATGTATAACTGAATCAAAGCATAGTGTAAAACTTTCATGATATCACGACGGTGGTCATCTGCGCTTCCTTTCTTGCCATAACGCTTGGAATACTTAATCACATTGCCAAGGCAGAAACCAGTTCCGTGACCAGAGTCGATGATAATATCAGTCGCCTGATACTTGTCGGTCGCATAGTGCTGACCATAGGTGGAATCAACGTAGTTCTTGAACTCATCGATCAAGCGATCTTCATCAAATTTGTATTTCATCATTTAACCTTCTTTTCATTCCCATTCATGTCAGTGATAATTAACTCACCATTCTCGGTGATCTCAATCTTAGCGGCATTGAAGATATTGCCGATAATGTCCCATACATACATCTCGCCTTTACGGTGTCCGAAAAAGTTTCCGGCATAATAAGAAGCAAACATCAATCCTGTTGCAATGATAGTGTGTATATATCCGTCCATGTCTCATCCCCTCAGAACATTTTTATGTTTTTAAGTTTATCCCCCGAAGGCGTCTTGTCAAACACTGGTGCATCATCTTCTGGTTCAACGGTGAGATTTTGTTGGTGTTCATCCACATCAAACAACGTCATCCTCGCTCGATCAATACCAACCACGAACCGTTTATGCATATTCGGATCATTGTATCGATTCTTTAACTGCTTCACCATGATCTGTCCAAGTTTCTCCAGTTCTTCATTCGAAACTAGTGCAAACATCAGGTCAGCAGTTGCCGGTAGACCAAAGGATTCAGAGGTATCTTCGAGACCAGGATCGGAGTTTGAATATCCAGAACGCGTCGTTTGTGTAGCAGATACGATAGGGAGATCAAACTCAACTGCGAGACCACGAAGTTCCTCGGCGATTGCTTTGATGTAAGTGTATGAGTTTATTGACCCTCCCATTCCTTTCATTCTTGAAGACGCACATATATTTAGGTAATCTATGAATACTATCTCAGGTTTGAACTTCTTCTTGAGTTTCAACTCTTCGAGCAGTGCACGGAAGTGACCGCTGTGTGCCTGACCCGTTGGATATTCTTTGATGATTAACTTACCTGCTGTCTTCTTGCCGATATCCATGACGCGATCGCGAAACATATTCTGAGACATATTCTGTATCTGATCGATGGGCACGTTCAACAGGTTGGCGTCAATACGCTCGGCAATGCGTTCCTCTGCCATCTCCATCGTGATATACAGAACGTTCTTGCCCTGCGATAGTACGTTAGCGGCACAGTGACACATGAACAGGGACTTACCCACGCCCGTACCAGCGAGCGCGATGTTGAGTGTTTTGTTAGGCAACCCACCCTTGGTAATACGGTTGAGGTAATCCAGATCAAACGGGATACGCTCTTCCTGCATATGATAGAACTCATAACGCTGATCAACATTTTCGATATAGTCGTGACCGACGTTGGTATCAAAAGAAACTGACAATGCTTTTTGTAGGATATCGGGGAGCGCGTTCTTGGACAGTGACTGGTGCTTACCGTCAATGATCGTGATGGACTCCATGATCGCAAGGTAGACCGCGCGATCCTGACACCACTTCTCAGTTGTATCGTACAACCACTGCTCGTTATCGTCATTACGCTCAAATATACGAGGGAGAATATCGACCGCTTCAGTGTAACTGTTCTCATTGAAGCGATCGCTTTCCTGTATCTCAACCGAGAGCGTTTCTTGAGTAGGAAGTCGGTTGTACTTCTGAACAAAGCGAACAACCTCAGAGAACAAAAGTTTGTACGTGCCTTCGAAATACTCTTTTTTGACAAACGGAATAACCTTCCGCATGTACGTTTCGTTCGTTAGGATGTTTCTCAATATGACCTGTTCTAGATCAGTCTTCATCATGTTCCTTAGTGAGTAGCGCATGGTTGGCGATGGCGTTCTCAAGTATCGATTCCAAAACTATGCCAGCATATTCCTGTAGTTCAGTGTTCTCTACAGTAACATCAGCATCAGGACTTGATACTACTAAAAAATTAAAGTTAAGGCAACCCTGTTCTTCATTTAATTTTAGGTTGCCGAAACGAATCACTGATTCTATGAAGTCGCCGCGTAGGATGCGAACGTCCCATGCCTGTTCGTTACCGACATCATCGCATGGGATCAGTTCATAATCAATTTCTTCGCTTACTGC